CGTCTGCTGGCACTGTCAATACGTCAAGCCGGAGCCATCAGAGATCTATCTCATGTCCACAAACGATCACAAGGAAGGCGTCGTGCTCGTGCTGGCTGAGAAACACCTCATCATTTGCTTTAACGGAATCGAAAGCTAAGACTTAAAACTTGACTTTCGGGCGCGGCTGTGCTATACTTATCTTGCACGGTCGCGCTCAGGACAATCTGGACGGCAGACCGTTTTAAGACGGTAACGGGTAGGAGATATGGCAACAGTCCACAGAAAATGCGAAGACTGCGGCAAGATTGCTGAAGTCGGCGCAGAGGTTAAGCTGGCCTTCGGGCGCTTCATTACGTTGAAGTGCGGGCACAGTCTTATCCTCAAGAACATCAACAACGACGCCGAGATTACACTCACCGCGAAGTCTGGGAAGTCCCTTTTCCCATTTCAGGCTGAGACAATCAAGTTCATGGAGTCGGCTGGGGGCGTCTGCCTCATCGGCCACGAAATGGCACTTGGTAAGACTGTCTGCGCGACCGGATTCCTGGCACGCAACAAGCCGACAGCACTCCCCGCAATCATCTTCTGCAAGTCGTCGATCAAGATCAACTGGCAGCGAGAGATTCTCGATTGGGCCGGTATGGTCGCGCAAGTGATCGATAAGGGGATGGAACGTCCCCACTTGGATATCTTCCCCATCACGATCATGTCGATTGATATGTTGGGCAAGGTCACCAAGCCAACGATCACTCGCAACGGGACGGCTGGTTATCCGAACCCTGACTACTGGGGCACGGAAATCTGGAAGCAGTATAAGACTGTCATCATCGATGAGTGCCAGTCGATCAAGAATCCAGACTCTCAGCGGTCGCGCGCCCTGAAGGACAACCTCGCCGGTGCTCAGTATCGCATCCCGATGTCAGGGACCGCGATCAAGAATCAGGCGCTCGAATACTTCCCGGTGCTGAACTTCCTGCGACCGGAGTTGTTCCCGTCGTTCACGAAGTTTGCAGCCACCGAATGTCTCGGTCGCGGTCTTGCCAATCCGACGCGCTTTCACGAAAAGACGAAGGACTTCGTGATTCGCAAGACGCGCGCTGAGGTTCTCCCCGATCTGCCGAAGGTCATGCGCTCGTTTCGTCCGGTGCAGATGGACGACGAGGAACTCATTCGTCGCTACACCGATACGGTGAAGGAGTTCAATGACTGGATGGACGACAACGAGGACAAGCTGTCTCCCGCTGGTTACACGAACCTCCTCGCGTTCTTTGCCAAGATGCGGAAGATCACGGGTATCGCGAAGGTTCCCGCAGCGGTGGACTACATCGAGGAGTTCCTGCTGGACTGCGACCGGAAGCTGGTCGTGTTCCTGCATCACAAGGACGTAGCCACGCTGCTCACGAATCGTCTCAACCAGACGATGAAGGACATGGGCGCGCCCCCGGTTCTCCACTTCCACTCGGGGCTGGACGGACAGCAGCGACAGAACGTGATCGATCGGTTCCATCAGCCAGAGAACCGCATCATGATCGCTTCTACACTGGCGGCTGGTGAAGGCATCAATCTTCAGTGCTGCTCTGACTGCCTCATGCTGGAGCGTCAGTGGAATCCGGCGAACGAGGAGCAGGCCGAAGCTCGGTTCCCTCGTCCGGGACAGCTGGCTGATAAGATCAGCGCGGTCTATCTCACAGCGCTCGGCACGATCGACGAGTTCCTGTCGGATCTGGTCGAGGTCAAGCGTAAGGCGGTCAAGTCCACGTTGGACAATCGTGAACTCACGTGGGACGAGTCGAGCCTCATGCGCGATCTGGCCGACGCGATCTACAAGAACGGTCTCAAGCGTTGGGGATACAAGTAATGGCAAGACAAGGCGTGACCCTCAACGAGCACATTACCGCTGTCATGGCAAAGGCTGGCGTAGGAACGCAATACTACGACGTCATCTGCCCGGTGTGTGGTAAGGACACGATCCTCATAGTAGGCAAAGGTGAGGATCTGGATGATCGAGTCGAGATTCACCTCCGTGAGTTGGAGGAATATCATAACCCAATCGATTGGAATGATCATCCCGACGAGACAAGCCCGGAGGACGCTTCGGGATAGAGGGTGCGGATGGGAAAGTGGGGAGGCTCCTTGCCGTAGAACCGCTACTCACCGTGGATAGAACACCCTTGACGGGGAGTCGCTGACACTCCCCACTTAACCAGGAGGAATCGGAATCGTGAAGAAGAACCTAACGACCAGACAAGCGGCTGAGCGGCTCGGAGTTTCGCTCGGTCAGGTTCGCAAGTATGGGGCATCGAGCCTCATTCAGCGGAAGTTGATCAGCAACGGATCGAAGAAGCGCCGTTACGTTTACGACGCCGGTTCGGTCAACAGTCTGAAGGCCATGCGTGGTGAGTCACGGCTGCCGAGGAACGCGGTTGCTGCTCCAAAGAAGGTGCAGATCAAGCTGCCCTTTGGACTGAAGAATCAGGACGAGGTGTTGGAAGCGTTCAACGCGCCCATCACTCCGCCGAGCGTTGTCTTCAAGCGCATGTCCAACGAGCGCCTTGTTGCTCTCGAGGAACGTGTCGAGCTGATCTTTCAGGACCTGCAATCCCTGATGAAGCTCGTTCGTGATACCGCGATGCGAGTGCTTGTCGACCGGGACGGCAGCCTCGTGATCAAGGCGAAGGACCTGCTCTAGTGATTCGCCTGGGACCGTTCCAGATTGTGTATACCTCGCGGGAGCAGAAGATCCGCGACACCATCCAGCACATGGTGGCCAAGCATGGCATCATCAAGGCTCGGATGATGGCAGCAGAGGAATACAACAAACACTGGATGAATCCTACGTCTGAACCAGCTATCTACTGGAACGACGTGCGATGGGCGATCAAGCAACTGACCCACTCGCTGGCATGGGGTCAGTCGAAGGGACTGTAATGAACGTCGAGCGAATCCAAACACCGGCAGCAGGGGAGGTCGTAAAGATCGAACTGGTCTGCTCTGATTTCGACCGCGAGATTGCAGTCCGCTACTCTAACAAGTGCAGCGAGGGATGTGCTGAGGGCATGAAGATGTTCTACACTCCCTCGTTGCATGGCTCCACGATCCACGCAAGCGTCTGTGCTGGACGTTGGGAGTTCGTCACCAAACTCTCGAAAGAGTGGTGGGCTCGTCAGGCAGCAGCTGTTCTTGGTTGGGACGAGCAGAAGATTCGTGAGCAGACCGATCCTATCTGGGCCGCAAAGCGTGCTGCAAGTGCAATGCGAGGGGTTCGGATTGGTTCGCAAAGTTCAGCCGCTGAACATAACTGCATTGGATGCAGGAAGCCAATCAAGAAAGGGTTTGATCTCTGTAATGACTGTGCAGAGGGCAAGCCTATCAAGGGACATGATTACGGTCGCATGGAGGATTTAGATTTCTAATGAAGAAGCTGCACATGAAGATTTGTGACGGCGAGGAAACGGTCATCGACGATATCGAAATCTCGACAGACATGGGGATCAACGTGATCGTCCGTGGTGTTGGTGATAACCTGACACTCGCCGGTGGACTCGGTTACGCGCTCGAAGCTGGGGACACCATCACTCTCAGTTACAAGGAAGCGGTATCGCAGGAGAAGTAGTCATGAACAGACGAATCTTTCTGCTCGGTCTAACGGGTCCGCTTCTCTCGTGCGCTTGTTCGGACAGCTACGATTGCGGATCGGAACCGAAAGACTCGGAGGACGCGCGCAAGAAGCTGTTGGAGTGTGAAGCTCCACCGACTGCGCCGACGCCTATCCCGGAACCGAAAGCTGTCAACATCGAGTTCCGTGTGTTGGGTGACGTCGCGTTCGATCCCGGCACGAACGGCGCGGAGATCCAGTTCGGCTCGACTCAAGAGGGCACATCTCGTATCCTCTCAACACTGCCTTGGTTCTCGTCGACCAAGACATACCGCGACCAGTTGTTCATTGTGCTCAACGCACAGGCGACGGGTTTCGGTGTCATCCAAGCGCAGATCATCATCAACGGCGAACTGTTCAGGGAGGCGAGCGCGTCCGGCTTCAACCCCAAGGTTGCATTGTCCGGACTGTTCACTCGGTAGATCATGGAATACACACTCAGGTTGAGCAGTGAGGAGATACTTGCTCTCGACCATTACTTCATGAGGAAGCAGGGTTTCGTCGGACACGAGGATAGCTCGGACGACGCCATGCACTCCCTCATGGACAACATCGGGAGGCAAGCGGATGAGATTCGCATCCAGCTACAGGCTGCTGCGATCGAAATACCGCCAGATGACTCCGTATCAGAAGCAGTGGTGTGAGAACCTACTCGTAATCCTCATTGGACTAGGAGTTGTAGTGTTAGGATGGGATAGCTGATGCCTGAAATGCGAACGATAGCAATGGACTCTCAGATTCTGAACGACGTCATGGCGTGTGGTCAGAAGGCATACCTCCGCTTTGTCCGTCACAAGGAACCGGAGCACAAGGCTGAAGCCCTAGAGAAGGGCGACCTCATGCATCAGATGTTGGAGCATCACTACCTCCAGCTCAAGGCAGGACGACGAGACCAGTATACGGATATCGTCGAGGAAGCGGTGCGCGTCGGAATCGAGGCAAGCAAGGAGATGGAACTGACGCAGGGCCTCATTGTCGATAACATCAATCAGTATCGGCAGTATGCGCTCTACTACAAACAGGATGGCTGGCAGCCTCTCGAAGTCGAACAGCCGTTCTCAAAGGTCTTGTATCAGAACGAACAGCGCGGTATCAGGATTCTCTACGAGGGAATCATTGATCTCGTGTGCCAGACCCCAGGCGGGTTGGCTATCGTCGACCACAAGACCTCTAGCAGGAGGCAGCAGCCCTTCCTGTTATCGACGCAGTTCATGGGTTACTCGTGGGCGCTGAACGTGTCCCACGTCGTAGTCAACAAGATCGGTTTCCAGAAGACGCTGCCTCCGAAGGAACGGTTCAATCGTTATCGGATGCCGTATCAGCGGGCGCACCTTGAGCAGTGGAAGAAGGACGCGATCTACTACGCACATCTGCTGATCTCGTGGATGGATCAGGGATACTACCCCATGAACTACACGTCGTGCGACAAGTATGGTGGGTGCATTTTCCAGCCGGTATGCGCGTCAATACCGGAAGTGCGTGAGCATAAGCTCGCCATGCTCTTCAAGGACGGAAAGCCTTGGAGTCCACATACGAGAGATGAGAAGTAGGGAACGGTATCGTGGCGAGACAGAGACACGTTCACAAATACGAACTCACGACCATCGGGACGAAGGGCGTTTACTTCGTCTATATGTGTGTGTTGCCAGCTTGCACACACTACATCGCACAGCACTTGGCGGTGAACAAGGAGACTGTCTGCTGGCGGTGTGGTGAGAAGACCATCGTCCCTCGACAGCGACCGGGCAAGCGTGGAATCAAGCATCCGATCTGCGTCAAGTGTGTTCGGCGCAGGATCAAGGCGGACGCGGTTGACGTCGACGTTTCCAAGCTCGAAAACATGTCGATGGAGGAGTTGCTTGGCGATCCTTCCTTCGGTATGTTTGACTTCGGGGATGACAGCGACGACGAAGACAAGGAGTAGCATCATGGGATGGATCATCGAGCGTCTTCGGTGGGCCTGGTGCGAATGGAAGTATCAACGATGGATCAGGAGGTTCGAGCAATAATGCCAAGCACAAAGGATATCGATCTCGGGCACCGCATCATGGCGATGTTCATGGGAGGCAACGGCGACGGCAAGTCGGTAGCGGCTGCCAGCTTCCCCGGTCCCATCAAGTTCTACGACTTCGACGGACGCATGAAGCCGATCAAGCTGTTCTATCCGAATCTGGATGTGCAGTATGTGACGGTTGGACCGAAGGCGATTCCCTCGAAGGGCATCATCGACTTCCTCCAGTTCTGCATCGAGTTTGAGAACCTGCAGGACCGTTGTCCATGGGCGACCGTTGTCATCGACAGCTTCACGAACTTGAGCAACACTGCAATCACCTACCAGCTCAGGGTGCGTGGTGGTTTCGATGACTTCAAGGGGAAGAAGACTGTATCAGGTTTGCCGATCCCTGGATTTGACGAGTATAACGGGGAAACCACAAGCCTCTCACAGATCCTTGACGTCGCGAAGATACTGCCGTGTAACGTCATTGTGACGTGCCATCCCATTCAGAAGATGATGGATGAAGGTGGTAAGTCCAAGCGATACACAAGTATTGCGTCGTATGGCAACAAGATTGCCAGCATCGCACCAACTTACTTCGATGAGATCTGGGCGTTCGAACGTGATGGAGAGGGCCTGGACTCGAAGCGCCTCGTCTGGACAGGTGGACGGACGATGACGAAGACTGCACTGCCCTTGCCTGGTGTGTTGGATATCACTGGGAAGCGCCTCTATCCGCTGATCAAAGCAGCGATCGAAGCGCATGGGATCAAGTTAGCGGAGAAGGCTGATGCGCCTGTCGTTGCAGCAGAGACTGATCAGCCGCTCTAAGGTCGTCGGCACTTGCTGGGAGTGGCAAGGATCGACAACAAATGGGTATGGAGTCGCAGGTCACGACTACAAACTCTATCGGGCACATCGACTGTCGGCGCATTGCTTCCTCGGATTTGATTTGAAGAGTCCGAAAGTAGTGATGCACAGATGCGACAATCGAAAGTGCATTAACCCAGATCACCTTCTGGTCGGCACACAGAGCGAGAATCTTCTTGACTCTGGGGCCAAGGGTAGGTCCAACAAGGGAGGGCCACACAAGAAGAATAGGCTACGGGATCGGGTCCTGAACACAGACACAACCTTAACGGAGTAGAAGACAATGGCTGAAAGTCTCAGACTGACGATTTCACCCGCAGACGTAAAGAGGAACAAGATCGTCGAGGGCGGGTGGTATCAGACCAAGATCGTCGACGTGTCCATCGAGAAGAGCAAGAAGGACCCGTCGTCCAACAACGCCGTCGTGGAAGTCGAGGGGGCCGAAGGAGCTGCCGAGGGCGCACGTGCCCAGTGCTACTTCCCCGAGAAGTATCCCTCGATGGCGGTGGTGTTCGCGGAGGCGGTTCTCGGTCACAAGATCGACGAGAACGCCGGTGCGGACTTCACGTTCGGCCCCAATCTGAAGGGGAAGACCGTCCTCGCGCTCTGGGAGCCGGGGGAATACAACGGTCGGAAGACGAACAACATTCGGGACTGGGCACCCGTCACTGACCTCGCGGCAGCGGCGGCCTCGGCTTCGAACATCCCTGGCTCGGATTTCTAGGAGATCGTATGCGTTACTGGATGGCACCGGAAGAAGTCGACGACGATAGCGAAGTCGACGCAGCGGACGAAGCGGAACTCGAAGTCGATACCGCGGAAGACGAGGACGACGACGAGGACGACGACGATGACGAGGAGGATGAGGACGAGGACGACTCGCCTGATCCTGACGATCCCGAAGCTCCCGACACCGGGGCAGAGGACGAGTAGTTAGACGATTGGGGTGGGTAGCAGTGACCGCTGCTGCTCATCCCTTTCAACTAGGACACCATGCAGATACCACTCGAACAGATCACCTGCAACATCCCCGTAACGTGGGATGACGACAAGGAGCGGGATGAGTTCCTCGAATCGCTCCGTGAGCAAGGCCAACTGCACGCCATTATTGTTCGTCCGCTGAACAATATTCTGGACGGCTATGAAGTGGTCACTGGAGCCAAGCGATACGAAGCGGCCAAGCTCCTTGGCTGGACCGAACTCGCAGCCGAAGTCAAGTCACCCACGGACGTTGACGCCAAGATCATGCGAGTTCACGAGAACCTGCATCGGCACAACCTCCCGTGGTGGGAAGCAGTGACGCTAGTGCAGCAGCTCCATGAACTGCGGCAAGAGCA